GGCTTCATCCTCGTTAATGTCGAGATAGTCGTCCTCGCTTCTCGCCAGTATCTCCTCAAAATCCATGTCCGAAAGGGTTCGAGTGAAACAGGTTGTGCATCATCCGCTTGCACCGCTGCCAGTCAAGCATGAAAACGGCGTTTATAGCTAAAACGAATAGCAAAACCCACCTAATAATTGCCGCCACAGCGTAAAAAGGCGCGTATAGCCAAATTAAGGCCGTTCTCAGGCGTTTTGTTGCTTTGGCCAACCTTCGCGCCCTTTTCACCGTGTCGACGACTATAAGCCGCCTTTTACGGCTTTTTAGGTATGCCTCTAAATCGGTCACGTCTTTACAACCGTAAAGAGCGCACCAGAAGTCGAGTTGCTCGGTAGGTACGCGAAACGGCCAAAGAAAACGTCTCCTTTGTTTCTTAGCGTGCTTCATAGTTTATTTTGTTTTTCTGTTGTTCTGGTGTCAGGTACGACAGGGCGCAGGTCGCGCAGGCGCACGGCCGGCCATCCGTCGGGTCGTTCTGATTGTACTTGCACGTAGCGCAGGCCAAGCCTTTGTCAAGAATAGCTTGCGCTTCGTCCATAGCCTCGTCCCAGTCAGGGCCGTCAAACGCAAAATTCTGTAGTATCTTCTCAACTGTCATAGCTTAGTATTTTTTGCCGTGTTTGTAAGGTCTTGTTTCGTTGTACTCCATCTTCCAGAGGATATGGTTGTAAAGGTCGGTTACATCGTGAGTGTAGGCGTAAGCGTAGATTATTTTCAGCATAACTCTCGGGTCGAAGGCCCCCGCGAATCGGCTACACAGGAATATGCAGAAACTATCGAAAGGCACGTCGCTCCATGCTTTTTCGGTAGTCTCCTCGCGAAAAGGAATGTTTTCAATAGGACCCGATAAACTACCCTCTTTTATCCAGCCAAGGTAATCGTACAGACGAATGCAAATATCGGCGTACTCCTCCTCGACGGAACCTTTAATATAGGCATTATAGCGTTCCGCGAAATCGGGCCACACAGAAGTCCGGTTAAGAAATGCCCAGACATCTGCTATACTGTTCTTTCTGTCAGCTTCGACGAGTTCAGCCACTTCGCAGATAATTAGTAACCTAAGCTGCTGGTCGTGCTGCCCTTGCGGGTGAAATCCGTGGTCGCAGGCATTTTTATAAGCTCTCTCGACCAATCGGCCTGTTGTAGATGTAACAGGCGATGTGTTTTTCTCTTTCATTGTCTATAAGGTTTTGTTAGTTCTGCAAAAATAGTGAAAAATGTTATACCTGCAATAAAAAGGTTTAAATTTTTTCGTTATGCCGCATAAAACACTGATTTATAGTTTTTTGTATTCTTCGATGTCGGCTTTTAAGGATTCCAATAAACGGCCTTGCGTGGCTTCCTTCTTTGCAAGCGTCTCAGCTACAAGCTCATCGGCGGTCCCTCTCGCTAATATATGGTGTATGACGACCTTTTCGGTCTGCCCTTGTCTGTACAGGCGAGCATTGAATTGCTGGTAAAGCTCAAGGCTCCAAGTCAGACCGTACCACACAATTACCGAGCCGCCTCTTTGCAGGTTCAGGCCGTGGCCAGCCGATGCGGGGTGCGCAAGCAGCATTTTGATTTTACCGTCGTTCCAGTCCTTGATGTCCTTCACGGTCTCCAGCGTTCTCGGTTCAAGGTGGGCAAACCGCTTGATAATCCTGTCGCGGTCTGACTTAAAACTCCAAGCCACAAGCAAGGGCTTGTCGCCGTTAAGCTCTACGATTTCGTCGAGTGCATCCAGCTTCTCATCGTGTATCTCGTGGGGCGTTCCGTCCTCGTCATAGATGATTCCGTTGGCGTACTGAAGTAGCTTGTTCACAAGAGCGACAGCTGTCGGAACAACGAGTGTTTCGCCTGTGTCGGCCAGCTCCATAATGCGTTGCCGCTTGAAGTCCTTGTAGCCTTGCATAACATTCTCCCCGAGGTCAACCCAGATTTCATTGTCGATACGCTCGGGCAGCTCGATATAATCCTTCGCCTCCATGCTAATACAGATGTCGGCTATCTTATCCTTAATCTCCTTTTCGGCAAATACTCTCGGCTTATAGGTGTACACCACGTTGCCGCTACGCTTGTCCGGCAAGAAGTAAAAATTTCGATAGTTTGTAATGGATTTCATCAAACGCTCACCCATGTCGAGCAGATATATCTGCGCCCAAAGGTCTACGAGGCCGTTGGGCGAGGGGGTGCCGGTTAGACCGACAACCCTTTTGAAGAAGGGGCGGACTTTTTTTAGCGCATTGAAACGCTTCGACTTGTTGTTCTTAAACGATGAAAGCTCATCTATAACGAGCATATCGTAGGGTAACTTGAAACCGAAAAGGCGGGCAAGCCAGGCCACGTTATCACGGGATACGATATAGATATCCGCATCGGCATACGCGGCCAATGCTCTTTTTCGAGGGTCTCCTGTTATTTTCGAGCAACGAAGGTGCGTAAGATGCTCCCACTTTTCGCACTCCTCTTCCCAGACCGTCTCAGCAACTCTTTTCGGGGCGACGACAAGTACTTTGGCCACTTCGATGTAGTCATAGATAAGAGCTTCTACGGCGGTTAGCGTCGAGACCGTCTTACCCAAGCCCATATCAAGGAACACACCGCAGAACGGATGCTTTATGATATGCTCCACCGTGCGTTCCTGATAGCCGTGTAAGTCTGTGCGTTTCATACGATATACATTCTCGGAATGCCGTAATTTTCAGCGTATTCGAGTTCAAGCTTCACGCCTTTGCTGGTCGATTCTCCGTCAATGACGTAGATGTAATCGCAAAGTTCAAGAAGCGCGTAGGACACATTCATATAGCCTTCATGCGTAAAGGCGAAGTCGCCGTTGGCTGCGTGTGGCAGGCGGTCATTTATTCTTGCGGGGTTTACCACAACGTAACCGCGAGCTGTAAGCCGCCTTTCAACTTCCGCGAACTTGGTAAGATACTCTTGGGGCGAGTAGCCCGTAATCGCGCCACTAATGTAGACGACGGTCTGGGGGGTCTTTTTGAAGATGTTTTTCATATCTGTAGATTTTGTCGTTATGGCGAAGCGGACGGGGCTCGAACCCGCACGGCGAAGGTTACAAGCCTTCGCGACCTATCCATGTTGGTCAACCGCTCCACACCCCGCCGTATCGGTCTGTCGCAGATGGATACGGCAGGGATTTGGATGGAAATTAACTAATAACATATTGAAACAACATAGCGTCTTTGCTATTCATTCGGGCAGCCTCTGGAAACCTTTTCGTGAAATCAAGATAGGCCAAACGCTAACTGGGGCTTTCACCCAACGTCCTTCCTTTGGGGACGGCATTATTGATGAATAGTTAAAGACTCGGCACTCATGCGAGGCTGGTTGCCGAAGCCAGCCAAGGAACGGTGGCGGGCGGAGGGGTCGAACCTTCAGCCGTTACTCTCACAAGCAGCTAAGGCTTGCGCATAGTGTCATCCGTGTTGCCCGCCTGAGCGAAGCTACCGACAAACTCCCTCACCTTTTCAACCGTGTCGATAACCTCGACGCGGAAACCCAGCGACCTCAGCTTTTCGTGGTAGTGCAGTTGAAGCGGTCTGGGCTTCTCGCCAGTCGTTTTTGTTTCCACGAAGGCCATCCGACCGTTTGGGAACAGACACAAGCGGTCAGGGATGCCTCCTTGGTAGTCGGCTTGCAGCTTGATGCACATCCCGCCAGCTTCTCGTATAAGCTTAACGAGTGTGCGTTCTACAAGTTTTTCCGATTCTTTTCTCATAGGTAGCCTAACGATTTCAGTTCAGTGTTTCGGTACGCCCAAGCGAATTTGAAGTTATCGCCGAAGTTGCGAAGCTCTCGCCAAATGCCGGTTCTGAATAATTGCGGACGACCTTCATGGTTCAGCAATTTTTTCGGAACGAACAGTTCCACCGAGTAACCCTTGTCGGTCTTGATAACCCGAACAGGGATTCTTTTCTTTTCGCTCATAGTTCTTTGGGTTTAAAGTTAGTAAGATATTGTTGTTTTTCAAGCTCGAATACACGAGCCTTTAATACATATAGCTCTTTTTGCAAGGCGAGTATAGCGGTCTCTTGCCTATTCACCTTGGCGCGTGTTTGGTCAAGCAGGCTCATTGTATCTTGCAATTAGCTTGTCCAGACCTTTCTCAGCGATTCCCCGAAAACCGTTAAGGGCGTTTAGTAAACATTCTGTCTCGATGTTGTCCATTTGGTTGGCCGTACAGAAAAAATCTACCATCTGCATTGACGTGGGTGAACACGCATACTCGTTTCGTTCTATTAAGGAAAGGTAGAATCTCGCTTTTTCGAGGTCGGTTTTTGGACTACCTTTGTATTGGTAGCGCGCAAGATATTTTACGAAGCTGCCAGTCGCAAAGTCGAGTTTCAACGCTGTAATCAGCTTTATCGGCTCAATCGCCAGTACTTTGTAATGCCCACTGGCGGGGGCG